GAACGAGCAAAAGCAAGCATGAGGAGATGGAACTGTGGCTAAACAAGGACTATACGCAAACATCCACGCCAAGCGTGAGCGCATCAAGGCTGGATCAGGCGAAAAGATGCGTAAGGTAGGTAGCGAAGGCGCACCATCCGCTAAAGACTTTAAAGAATCTGCTAAGACTGCTAAACCGCAGAGCAGAAAAGATATGATCCGTGAAAAGATGAAGGATATGTAATGGTTAATCAGAAGTTAGCCGCTATCTTGCGTCAATTTGACCCTCATGGTGCTGACTATGATTACACCACCGCTATTGCCGCAGGGATGAAACCCCAGCAAGAAGGCGGTGAGAATCAAGGCCACTGGGGATCAGTAGCCCCGACACCTATGCAATACCGTATGGATTACAATCTGCCCGAAAACTCTTACATGATGCTAAAAGGTGCGGCACACCCTACATTTCAGATGGGCGTACAAGGCGAACAAGACAGGGGTTATCAGGTAATGAAGTTTGGTGACCGCTACTTCTCACTACCGCCCGATTACATGAGGAAATAATATGTTTAAAAAAGAAAAGGTTAAGCCCGAAAACAGCTTACTACAGCCCCATAAAGAATCCACGCTGGAGAAACAGCAACGATTGCGTTTAGAGCGCAGGGCTATGCTAGCCAACAAACTAAAAGACATGGATAAAGAAGTTAAATAGTAGTAGAATTAACTTATCTTAATCAACTACTTGGGTAAGGTATGTCCGACAAAGTATCGAAAACTGACGGAAATTTAAATAGAAACGGTAGACCTAAAGGTGTGCCTAATAAGTCAACAGCCCTCGCTAGAGAGGCGATTGCACGGTTCGTGGATGGTAATAGCCACAAGCTTCAAGAATGGCTTGATGAGATTGCTATGAATGAAAAGCTTGGCCCTAAAGTAGCCTTTGATTGCTTCATGCAGGTAGCTGAGTACCATGTACCTAAACTAGCCCGTGTTGAGCAGGTAGGCGATGAAACCAAACCCGTAGTCCACATCTATAAGTGGAAAGATGACTGAAGAAGTCGTTATTGAGTTTGAGTACAAAGCACGGGAAGCGTTTAAAGAGTTTCATAAAAGAACACAACGCTGGGCTGTATTGGTCTGCCATCGAAGGGCTGGTAAGACGGTAGCCAGTATCAATGACTTAATCCGCAGGGCAATTAAAGAAAACAAACCTGACGGCAGATACTTTTACCTTTGCCCGTTTTACAGTCAGGCCAAATCAGTGGCTTGGGACTACTTATTACGCTTCTCTGAACCTGCTATGGCTAAAGCCAACCAGTCAGAGTTATGGGTAGAACTACATAATGGCGCACGAATACGGCTATTTGGTGCAGATGCGCCTGACAATCTCCGTGGGAATTATTGTGACGGAATTGTGCTTGACGAAATGGCCGATATGAAACCCCGTGTTTGGGGTGAAATTATTAGACCGTTATTAGCTGATCGCCTCGGCTGGGCTGTGTTTATTGGGACTCCCCGTGGTCATAACGCCTTTTACGACATATACAGGGAAGCCCAAAACAATGACAGGTGGTATACCAAAACGCTACGGGCAGACCAGTCAGGCTTATTGGCGCAGGAAGAACTGACAGACGCTCAAGCTTCAATGTCAGCCAACCAGTACGAGCAAGAGTTTCTTTGTAGCTTTGAAGCCGCCATACTGGGCGCATATTACGGTCAGGAAATGCGTAGGATTACAGACCTTGAGCGTATCACCACGGTGGACTATGACCCAATGTTCCCATGCCATACCGTTTGGGACTTAGGCTTTAATGATTCCACGGCTGTGATTTGGTTTCAGGTCGTATACGGTGAGATACGGGTGCTAGACCACCATATGTCTAACGGTCAAGCCATCCCCTACTACCTTGGATTACTAGCGCAGAAAGAGGATGAATACGGGTACAAGTATGGCTATCACTACCTGCCCCATGACGCTAGGGCTAAAACCTTGGCTAGTGGTGGTAAAAGCATTATCGAACAAATTGCGACAAAAATTGACATAAACAAGCTAAAAATTGTTCCAAATCTATCACTTCAGGATGGAATACAAGCTACAAGACTTGCATTAACCCGTGCTTGGTTCGATAATAAGTGTGACGAACTAATTGAATGTTTGCGCCAATATCAAAGGGAGTGGGATGATGATAAGAAAGTATTTAGAGATCGCCCTAAACACGATTGGACGAGCCACTCTAGCGATGCGATGCGCTATCTCAGCATTGTTTGGAAAGATGAGGACAGCCCTATTCTCAAAGATACAAGGGTTAAAGGCGTATCTGTCGGGGAAAACGAAGTAACCCTTGACGAACTATGGAAGCAAACACCTAAACAAACATACCGCAGGATATAAACATGGATCACACCTACGAAACTTGGTATAACACCATAGCAGGGTACGAAAGAGCGTACAAGGAATGGGAATCCCGTACAGACCGCATCATCAAGCGGTATCGTGATGACAGCCGTACTAGGAATAACCCTAACGCCCGATTCAATATCCTTTGGTCAAATGTCCAAACGATTACCCCAGCTATCTTTGCCCGCCTACCAAGACCCGATGTAAGCCGTAGGTTCAGAGATAACGACCCAGTAGCACGGGTAGCATCGATGATGCTTGAACGGGCATTGGACTATGAGATTACTCATTACGGTGACTACAAGTCTGCTATGAGTCAGTCGGTCTTAGACCGTTTACTTGGTGGGCGTGGAACATCGTGGGTACGCTACGAACCACACATTGCTGGTGAAGCTGGCGGTATGGCTGAAGGTATGCCTGAAGATGGACTACAAGTTACCGAGGATACAGACGAAGCTGAAACCGAAGGTGGTATCTACCGTGAGGATCAAGAGCGCATTGAATACGAATGTGCGCCCGTTGATTATGTTTACTGGCGTGACTTTGGACACACGATTGCCCGTACATGGGAAGAAGTAACAGCCGTATGGCGTAAGGTCTACATGACCCGACCAGCGTTGGTCGAGCGTTTCGGTGAGGAACTGGGCGGTAAGATACCCCTAGACACAAAACCTGAAACTTCTAAAACTTTCAACGAGAAGATGGGTGAGGGTGCGTTTGAAGCCGTCATCTATGAGATTTGGGATAAGACATCGGGCGAGGTGCTTTGGCTATCGAAGTCAATGGGTAAGATTCTTGATACACGCCCTGACCCGCTTAAGCTTGAGAACTTTTGGCCTTGCCCGAAACCTTTATACGCCACACTAACTACAGATAAGCTTGAGCCAATTCCTGACTTTGTTCTATACCAAGACCAAGCCAAACAGTTAGACACACTTGCAGACCGTATAGATGGCTTCATTAACGCCCTGAAAGTCCGTGGTGTTTACGATGCATCCGAGCCAAGTCTTGCCCGCCTGTTCTCTGAAGGTGAGAACAATACCCTGATCCCTGTCAAGAACTATGCCGCCTTCAGTGAGAAGGGTGGAATGATGGGGGCTATTAACCTTGTAGATATTGCACCGATTGCCCAAGCCCTACAGATGTCGTATCAGGCAATGGATCAGGTCAAGAACCAAATCTACGAGATTATGGGTATTGCTGACATCCAGCGTGGACAGACAGACCCAAGCGAAACCCTTGGCGCACAGATTATCAAGTCCAACAATGCGGCAGGTCGATTAAAGACCATGCAACACGCAGTCGTAGACTTTGCTACTGAACTCTTGAGCATCAAGGCGCAGATTATCTGCAACCACTTTACCGATGACACCATCGTCAAGATCAGTGGTGCAATGCAACTAAGCCCACAGGATCAGCAATTAATCCCACAAGCTTTAGCCTTATTGCGTAACGAATCCGCTAAAAACTTCCGTGTTGAGGTGACCAGCGACTCGATGATATTCCAAGACGAACAGCAGGAAAAGGCTGACCGTCTAGAGTTCCTATCCGCTATGAGTGGGTTCTTATCGCAAGCAGTACCAGCGGCACAAGCTACCCCTGAACTTACTCCAATGTTGGTCGAGATGCTGAAGTTTGGTGTCACCGCATTTAAGGCTGGTAAAGGCTTAGAGGGCATGATTGACGAAACCGCTGACAAGTTCCGTGAACAGGCGAAGATGGCAGAAGGACAACCTAAGCCACCTAGCCCTGAACAGCAGAAGATGGAAATGCAGATGCAGATCGAGCAAGCCAAGATGCAAGCAGAAGCACAGAAGATGCAGATGCAACAACAGATTGAGCAAGCTAAGATTCAGGGTCAGATTGAACTTGAAAAGGCTAAACAGGAGTACCAAGCCCAAGAGAACCAGCTTAAGTTCCAGCTTGAAGATCAGCGCAACCGTGAGCAGATGCAGATGGAGATGGACTTGGAGCAGACCAAGATGGACTCTACCAATAACAAGGAACTGTTACTCGCCTACCTCAACAATGCGGCTAAGATAGAAACCACCCGTATCACGGCAGGACTAGACACGGGCGAGGCGGCTTACGCTGACAATGTACAAATGGCTAACATTTTGCAAGACCAATTAGGATATTCCGATATGAAAAACCACCCACTACAACCCGCAATTGAGAGTATGCAGATGAGCAACCAGCAATTAGCGCAGATGTTGGCTACATTGCTAGACAAACTTAGCCAGCCTAAGACTGTGGTTAGAGGACAAGACGGTAAGATTATTGGAGTTCAATAATGCCTATAACAGTTAAGCATAGTAAGACTTCAGCAATACCTGACGCTGGGGATTCAACCCTAGTACAGCCATCCGATTGGAATGCTGACCATACCCTTACTGGGCTTGGCACGATGGCAGAACAGAATGCCAATGCGGTAGCCATTACGGGTGGAACAATTAGCGGGGTGACTATCCCTGCATCGAATGTCACAGGAACGCTAGGCGTAGCTAATGGTGGTACAGGCGCAACAACCCTGACAGGCTATGTCAAGGGCGCAGGAACTTCTGCCTTTACAGCATCCTCGACCATTCCCAATACAGACATTACGGGACTAGGCACGGCATCAACTAGGGATGCTGGATCGGCTAACGGTGTTGCTACCCTAGATGCTGGCGGTAAAGTACCTGTAAGCGAACTTCCTGCCGCAGTCCTAGGCGCACTTAGCTATCAAGGAACTTGGAATGCAAGCACTAACACCCCTACTCTTACTTCCTCTACTGGTACTAAAGGTTATTACTATGTTGTCAGCGTTGCTGGTAATACTAACCTTGATGGGATTACTGATTGGCTTGTGGGCGATTGGGCAGTCTATAACGGAACTGTTTGGCAGAAGGTTGATAACACCGAAACGGTAACCTCGGTCAACGGGCAGACAGGTGCAGTCGTATTAACCACAACCAATATTGCTGAAGGTACAAACCTTTACTACACGGATGCACGGGCTAGGGCTTCTGTAAGTGCTGGAACTGGCATTAGTTATGTTTCAGGTACAGGTGTAATTACTAACTCAGCCCCCGACCAAACCGTTGTTTTAAACGCTGGTACAGGCATAAGCACAAGTGGCACTTATCCTAATTTCACTATTACCAATACAAGCCCGTCTTTAGGTGGTGATGTGGTTGGCCCAGCAAGTGCTACAGATAACGCAGTAGCTAGGTTTGATACCACTACTGGCAAACTAATTCAGAATAGCGTAACCACGATTGACGATACGGGTAACGCTAGTGGCATTCTTTCCCAACAATTTAGCAATGGTTCTGCCGTAACCCTAGCCGCAGGTAAGTTTTGGTATAACGGCTCTACTGGTAGCTGGAACGCTGGTATGGGTGGTGGTTTAGTTACCCAACAGATAGGCGAAGAACTTTACAGATACGGCAAAGCAAGTGCGGCTATAACTGACTCCCCATTACAACTGGTCTATAAGACTGGTGTAGTCGGTGCAAGTTCAGTTATTACTTTTGCCCCTGCTGTTGCTGGAATAACTAGGGGTGATGACATTCTTGGATGTGCTACAGAACCCATTGCTAATAACGCATTTGGTCGCATTACTACCTATGGAATAGTTAACAACATTACGACCAACGGCACAGCTTATGGTGAAACATGGGCTGATAACGATGATATTTATTACAACCCAGCAACAGGCGGTCTTACAAAAACATTACCATCTGCACCTAATCTAAAGCTATTGGTAGGTACTGTTATCAATGCTGGTAGCGGTGGTTCAGGCTCATTTATTGTTAAATTAGGCGTTGCTACCTATTTAAGAGATTTATCCGATGTTCAACTTGCAAGTTCTACAGGCGGTCAATTACTGACCTACAACCAAACCGATGGCTATTGGAAGAACACAAGTCTATCGGCTGGAACTGCGATTAGCGTAACCCCTACGGCTGGCGGTGCAATTACTGTAGCCAACACAGGCGTGACTTCTGCGGTAGCTGGTACAGGCATTAGCGTTAGTGGTGCTACTGGTGCGGTAACTGTAACGAATACTGCTCCTGACCAAACAGTCGCTATATCGGCTGGTACAGGAATATCGGTATCAGGTACATACCCTAACTTTACTGTAACCAATACTGCACCCGATGTACCATTTACTTACACATCGACCTATATTCCTTTTGGTCAAGGTACTACAACGCCTAACCAATCGGCTAACCTGACCTTTGATGGCACAACCCAAACCGCACCAGTACAGCGGGCTAGTAATGGAATCGTGACCAATAACAAAACTATCGGCAGTAGCTTTACCATCCCATCTACGGATAACGCTATGTCATCAGGCCCAGTAACGCTGTCGGCTGGCGTAACAGTCACAGTTTCTAGTGGGTCACGCTGGGTAGTTCTGTGAGTTTTGCTACCGCTTTCCAAGCTAATGCGTTCCAAAATAACGCATTCCAAATTTACACACCACCGCCACCTGACAATGCCAAGGTAGGTGGAGATGACGCATGGACAGAGGATGATTTAAAGAGATTACGCAAGCTATCCGCAAAGATAGCGGAAAGACAGCGCAAACTAGATCAAGCAACCAAAGACGCTAAAGCAGAACGCAAACAAGCGTTTAAGGAACAAATTGATCCAACGCCTGTTGCAAAAGTTAAGAAAGCTAAAGTACAATCCAAACAAGAGGTTAAGGCTGATATACCGTCAGACGATACACTAGAGTTACAGCGGTCTATAAGCTACCTTGAAAGACAACGGGATAACATCCTTGAGGCAGTAGCTTACAGACACCAGCAATATCTCATTCAAGAGCAATTGCGAGTAATGGAAGCCAAACGCCAAGAGGAACTTGACGATGAGGCGGCATTATTACTACTTCTGTAAGTGCAGACGCACAATATAAGTTAGCTTACGAACACCTACACGCTGGCAGATACGAGTCAGGTTTTAGGTTATTTGAATACCGCTGGCATCCTGAGATTATTGCCAAACAAGCCCAGCCATACGCTCCTGCGCTCAAGATGCCCGTATGGAGAGGTGAACCATTAATTAACAAATCCATCACCGTACAGATGGAGCAAGGGTTTGGTGACATCCTAATGTTTGCCCGATTCCTACCTGCCCTAAAAGCGTTAGGCGCAAAGCAGGTTGTAGTTCTACAGGAAGGCACACTTCACCACCTTTTAGGTCAATTACACAGCGTAGATGTGTTTAGTAACGACTTGACAGAAGGTGCGGCAACCCAATCAGACTACTGGATAGGGTCAATGTCGCTCCCGTACTATATTTCGTTATCCCACCCGCTAGTCAAGGCTATGTTCCCCGTGACCCGTAAGAAGATTGTGGGTTCAGAAGGCTATTTACACGCCCTGCCTAGCAATATCCCACCCAAAATCGGGGTAAATTGGGAAGCAAGCAAACAAACCCTGTACTACATCAAGTCAATTGACTACCGACACATGGCAGAACTGGTCGGTGATGACGCTTATAGCCTAAATCCTAACTCCGATGGGCTATTTCACCCCTTGCCTGACGATGGATGGAAGAAAAACTGGGTGCAAACCGCCTCGCATATGAAGGCGATGAAGGGAATTGTGACCGTAGACACAGGAACAGCGCATTTAGCTGGCGCATTAGGCGTTAAATGCGTGGTTTTACTACCTAAAGAGGAGTTTGTATGCTGGCGGTGGAAGAATGCCCGCTGGTATGACAGCGTTTGCCTACTTAGACCCGAAGAATACACCAATTACCTGA